GCGGATGTCGTCGATGGGCTCGGTCAGGGCCTTGTCGGCGTACCAGCCGGTGAAGGTGTAGCCCTCCCGGACGGGCTCCTTGTCCAGCTCCACCAGAGTATTGCGTCGGTACCGCTCGTCCTTGTATTTGGTGCCGCCATTGCTCTCATAGCGCAGGGTGTAGTAGGTGGTGCCACCACCGCCGCCGTGGTCCCCGCCGCCGGACTCCTTCTGATAGACCAGCGCGAAGGGGGAGAAGCTGCCGGTGGCAAACTTGATATACTGTTTGCCGTTCAGGGTTACCAGTGTGCCGTCCAGCTTCTCCGCAGGATTCTCCTTCAGTTGTTCGTCCGCCGCGCCCTCGTAGTCGCGGTCGAGCGCGTCAAAGTGGACGATATAGAAGGGCGCAGAGGTGTCGGCGTCGTCGGGCACCGGCCAGTAGAGATCTATCGTCTGGCCGTCGCCCAGGGTCACATAGGCGTTGCCGTTGCTGCTGTCCACCAGATCCAGGTATTGGAACTCGTAGAGATAGTCGCCGTTGGGGATGCCGGTATCAGACCCGATGATTTCATTGCTGATGTGATCAATGAGCACCTGGTCGTCCAGCACTTCGTCGGTCAGCAGGTGGACGGCGTTCTTGTCGGTGATCTCCACCTGGCTGTCGTTGACGTAGTACGTAACGTCCGCCGGGGCCACCGCGGTGATGGCGTCCCCCGTCACATCGTCTGCCTTGTCCTCCACCGGGGCAGTGACGCCCTCCTTTGTCGCACCGCGAATGGTGAGGGCGCCTTCTTCAATCTTGACCGGGTAGGTAAATGTCTCGTCGGAATGTTCGGGAATATCTTTGAACACCGCCTTTACGAGGTCCTGATCCACCCCGCCGGAGTAGATGGTCATGGAGTAGGTCCTGTTCTGCTCGATGGCAGAGACTTCGAATTCGTCGCTGATCTTGACTTCCCCGGTCTCTGGATCCGTAAACTGGAGCCGAACGGGATCCTGGCCTTCCTTTACCGATTCCATCCGGTAGATATAACGGGCGATTCCGTCCACCGGGTCGGTGGTGCTGGTAGCGCCGCCGCTGTAAAGCTGAATATCCCAGGCCCGGACGGTTTCGCCGGCGCCATAGGTAAAGGTCAGGTGACCGGCGAGGTCAACCGCCTGTCCAGGGCCTTCCAGCATATCGTTAATCTCCTCCGGGACGGTGAGCAGATAGCCTGCCTCAGGCAGGCCGCTGCCGCTGACAATCTGGCCGTTCTCGTCCGTGACGCCGTCATAGCTGTTGCCGCCGGTGTAAACCGTAATGTCCGCCGGGCGGATGGTGACATACTGGGTCTGGTCGACAAACCACTCGTGGGTGATGTCGGACTCGTCTGTTACCGCTCGGTCATCCGTGAAGTATTCCTTGGCCTGACCGGCCTCGGAGACGGCAAAGTCAACCTTTGCAGACGGCTCTGTGTATACTGTTCCCTGCTTGAGGAACACATCGCCCTTGACGTAGTCCGCATCGGCCGCGCCGTTATCCTTAGTGGGGACATAGGCCGCGCCCTCCTGCACGGTGACATTGCTGCCCCCAGTCAAATAGCAGATATCTGCTTCTGCGCTGATCGGCGCAGGCATTTTCAATGTGCCTGCACAAGTGAAGTTTCCGGAAATCTCGTTGCTTTGCAGCAGATCCAGCGCGCCGCCCTCTTGAATGGTGACAGTCTCCACGCCGTCAAACAGCGTCTCGCCGGAGGCGAGATGCTCGCGCAGGATGCCGCCGTCCTCAATTACAACCTCAGGGAACCCGTGGATTCCGGTAGAGGTGTAATCGCCTTTGACGATGACGCTGGCGCCGTTTCCGGTACGGGTGGGGTTATCTTTCTCATGGTATAATAAAAACAGATTAGGCGGGAAGTCCCGGTTTTCCGGGGTTTCCCGCCTTTCTTGTTACTATCGTGTTAATAGTTCAGTGTTCATCGGCCTATAATGTTCACCGCTTTGAACGGCCCCTATTGACATTTCAGCGGCTTTGAATTATACTGAACATAGAACGAGGGTGCCACCGGCAAACGGTTGGTTCCCCTACTGGATTACAGAAGTAACCGCAAGGTTGGGAGCCGGGCGGTTACTTCTTTTTATTGGCCTGCATGAACAGGGCAATAATGCCAACGATTAAAATACCTGTCTGAATCAGATCAGAATATGTAACCATTTGACAGCCCCCCTTTCTATAAAGATCAGGGGGCAAGAAGCGCCCCTGATCTGGTCAGGGGAACTAACCACTTGCCGTTTATCGGTAGCACCATCAAAAGAATACCATAGGATTTGACAAAATTCAAGGGCTTACTGAATTAGTTCAACGGTGCTTTTCAGTTCATCCAAAGTCTTGTGATTATAGACCCGGTTTCCTGTGTCCTTGGACACATGGCCCATGAGAAGATCAATACACTTCCGGTTTGCCCCGGCGCTGTCCAGTTGGGTTTCAAAGGTGTGGCGGCATTCGTGCGGGGTGTGGTTCATCTTCAGAGCCTTCATAATGTCCGCCCAAAATACCCGGTATTGGGTTTGGGAACAGACCCTTCCATTGTAGCTAATTAGGCGGGGGCCACCTTCCGCAAGGCGGGATTCCACCAAGGGCCTGATTTTGGAATGGATAGGAACCACCCGATCCTTCCCCGCCTTGGTTTTGGTTCCGCCCTTCATCGTCCCGGCCTGAAGGTTTATATCTTCCGGCTTCAAGTTCAGAAGTTCGCTGATCCGCCACCCGGAATAAAGCAGGATCAGAACCGTGTCAACCCAAGGTTCTTTCTGATGTTCCCAAACCTTCTTGATTTCTTCCTTGCTGAAGGGAAGGCGGGTGGTTGGTGGGATAGGATCAGAAGTCAGCAAGTCAGAATAGCAACGGGTGATAATGTCCATTTCAAGGGCAAACCTGTCAAGATGGCCCCAAAGGTTCTTAATTGCCGCCTGTGTACTGTACCCCTTCCCGCAACCGTCAATGGTTTCTTGCATTTGGTATGACCGGATTTGTTTATAGGGCTTTTCCCATAACGCTGAACAATGCTTGAACGCTGAACACAAAGATGAACGGTTGGATTCTCCCAGCTTCGGAGCCTTCTTTTCTTTCCAAAGTTCAAACAGTTCCTTCATGGTGATCTTGGCCCGGTCAACATCCCAAGGATCACGGTTATATTCAGCCAATAGCAAATTCCCGGCTTCACGGGTTTCTGTGTAACCCACAATATCATAGATGGGATGGCCCTTGTTATTCCAGCCAATCACTTTTTTCACAATGAATGGGCGGCGGCGATTGCCTGACAGCTTCGCAACTGTCCCATATCCGTTAGGATTACGAATGGGAACCACCCCCTTCCCGCCGTTGGTTGTGTCGCTGTTCCATGGCTGTTGCCCACCGGCAGTTTTCAGGGGAATAACCTTTGTCATTGTCAAACCGATCAATGGTCAGTTCATCGGAATACCCGTGTAACATGGCCCAATCGTAGAAGGCTTGAAAATCATTCAGCCATTCATCACAGACGGTAATTCCACGGGAACCATAGTATTGTTGGTAATCAGGATCGTTGGGGTTGAAACAGCGGCTTTTCATCTTCTTCCAGATACGATAAAGCCGAGTTTTTGACTTCCCGTGTGTGGTTCGATTTGGGCGGAACTTGTGTGCTTCATGATCCAAGCACCCACAAGAACGGGTTGCACCACTGGTTAAAGAACGCCCTTCAACAATAGTGTCAAGGCCACAATCACATTCACAGAGCCACAGGACGGCCCCAAGGTTGTTCTTTGCAACAGGACAAATGGCAGTAAGCCTTCCAAATTTCTGACCTTTCAAATTCTTCATTTTTCGCATTATATCACCTGTCCTTTCAGGAAAATGGGTATGGCAAAGCCAAACCCGATGTGATATAATGTCCAATGGGGATTGAAACATTAACTTCAAACGGGTTTTGTTTCGCCTGACCGCTTCCGGTGTGCCACCACCGGGGGCGGTCTTTTTTTTTGCCTTCTGTTACGATCTGTTCTATCAAAAACCTTTATCCTATCTGGTATTTATCTAATAGAACAGATAGAACAGATGTTATATTACTTAAACTTAAAAAGTAAAAAAAAATATAAGAAAGTA